TACAAAAATCTAGTTCAGCTAATAACTTAGTATTATGGGCTACACCTGATAATGCAGAGACTTATACATTAGTTTATGACTATATAGCAAGAATAGAAGATACAGGTAAACCAGCATCTAATAATGCTGATATACCTATTAGCTACTTACCATGTCTTACATATGCATTGGCTTACAGTATTGCTTGTAAGAGACCAGAATCAAACGACAGAGTACCTATGCTTAGAATGAGATACGATGAGTTATGGAATGAAGTAGCAAACTCACAAAGAGAAAGAGCTAATTTAAAATTAGTGCCAAACTTGAGGATGTATTAATGGCATATGCTAAAGGTACAAAAGCTTTAGGAGAATGTGATAGATGCGGATTTAGTTATCTATTAAAAGAATTAAAGTATGAGATTGAAAACGAAACTAGAAATGGTTTAAGAGTATGCTCTACTTGTTTAGACCCAGATCATCCACAGTTTCAGTTAGGCAGAGATGTTGTTGCTGATCCAGAGGCTTTATTTGATCCAAGACCAGACAGAGGAGACTTTAGAAGTTTATACACAGCAGCAGTATTTTCTAAACCAATGGAAAGTAACGTAGGAACTGTAACAATAGGCGGTGATGTAACATGAGTTTTACATATACAACTTTAAAACAAGCTATTCAAGACTATACAAATAATACTGAAACATTGTTTGTAAATAATCTTGACCGCTTTATACAACAATCAGAAGAAAGAATATTTAAGAATGTAAACCTACCTGCATTTAAAAAGAATGTTACAGGTACATCTACAGCAGGTAATGAGTTTCTTTCTACACCATCAGATTTTATAGCTCCTTTTTCTTTAGCTGTAGATAATTCTGGTTTAGAACATCTAATGTTTAGAGATTTGCCTTTTATTAGAGAATCTTATCCTGATGCTAATGTAGTAGGAGTGCCAAAGTATTATTCATTGTTTGATGAAGATTCAATGATTATGGCACCTACACCTAATGCTGATTTTAGATTTGAGTTTAGTTATTTCTATAGACCAGACTCTATTACTATTTCATCAGACGGAACATCCTGGTTAGGAACAAATGCACCAAATGCATTATTGTATGGAGCTTTGGTAGAAGCTTATACATTTATGAAAGGTTCTCCAGATATTATGCAGAACTATCAACAAAGATTTGAAGCTGCAATAGATAGGCTTAAAAATATTGGAGAGGGTAAAGACACTAAAGATAACTTTAGGTCAGGACCAGTAAGAAGGAGACCAAACTAATGTTACAAACACAAACAGAAGTAATGGATGTAAAAGTATCCACAACAAATAATAAAGGACATGACCCTCAGTTTTGGGTTGATAGAGTTATGGAGAGATTACTTTCTGTGAGTGAAAATGCTGACCCTATTGTAAAAGAACAAGCAAAAGCTTTTAAAGATAGCATACAAGCATTATTATTATTTTATATAAACCAAGCAATTCAAAGTGATAGGTCTACTGTTGCAGGATTACTTGAAAAACAAGGTCATAAAGATATGGCTGATATTATTAGGAGACTTTAAATGGCTATAGTACAAGCAATGTGTAATTCGTTTAAGCAAGAAATCTTGACAGCTACACATAATTTTTCAGCAGGTACGCACAATTTTAAGTTAGCATTGTATACAAGCTCTGCTAATTTAGGTGCAACTACAACTGCATATTCTACTTCCCAAGAAGTTACAGGAACAGGATATTCAGCAGGTGGTGGTGCATTAACAAGCGTTACACCTGTATTAGATGGCTCGTCTGCTGTTTGTGATTTTAACGACCTTACTTTTGGAAGTTCAACGATTACAGCTAATGGAGCATTAATATATAACACAAGTGCAGCTAATAAAGCAGTTTGTGTTTTAGCTTTTGGTACAGATAAAAGCAGTTCGTCAGGAGACTTTACTATTCAGTTTCCTCCAGCAGATGCTGCCAATGCGATTATAAGGATTGCATAATGGCAGATATAACTGTTGTAGTTGGCGGTAATCCAAGTACCAGTCAACTAGGTCTTGTTTCTAAATTACCAGTAGAAGTAAATTTAGCTGGTGCATCTGCATTAGTAAACTTTACAACTTCAAATATAATAGCAGGAACAGGAATTACAGTTATACCAACAGGCGTTAGCGGAATAGGAAATGTAACTACGCCTTTAATATGGCAAATAATTAACGATACACAAAACCCTAACTGGACAATAATACCGAATTAATATGGCAACTTTTGTAAACAATTTAAGATTAAAAGAAATAAATACTGGTGACGAGTCAGGTACCTGGGGTGCTTCGACTAACACTAACCTTGAGCTAATTGGTGCAGCTCTTGGTTTTGGTACCAAGAATATGGCAGCAGATGCTAATGCAACTTTTACTATGCCTGACTTTTCAGCTGATGGTGTTAGGTCAATATATCTTAAGATTACATCAGTAGCTTTAACTGCTACAAGAGAAGTAACACTAGGACCAAACACAGTTTCAAAGTTTTGGATTGTAGAAAATGCTACAACAGGCGGACAAACTATAACACTCAAACAAGGAAGCGGAAGCACAGTCAGCGTACCTAATGGCGGTAGCGTTGCAATATACACAGAAGGAACAGGTGCTGGAGCTGGCGTTAAAGATTCACTAGCTAATATAAATATTACAGGCACAAGTGTATTTACAAACTTAACAGCTGCTTCTGCTGATATTAATGGCGGTACTATAGATGGTGCAGCATTAGGTTCAGGTTCTGCAATCACAGCACTTACTTTATCTGGTAACTTAGATGTATCTGGTGGGTCAATAAAATTAGATGGTTCACATCCAATAGGTCTAGGTAATAGTGTTTTAGGTGAAGAGGCTGGTCAATCATTTACTGGTTCTAATTTATATAATGTAGCTATTGGTTTTAGAGCATTAAGAAATGCAACAGCAGGTTCAGGAAATGTTGCTGTAGGTTCAAATGCTTTAGAAAACAATACAGTCATTGGTAACATGGCTTTTGGAACCGCAGCTTTAAATCAAAACACAACAGGTAATTTAAACACAGCAGTAGGTTTACAATCTCAAGCAGATAATGTTACTGGTTCAGGAAATACATCATTAGGTTATCACACATTAGAAGATAATCTTGGTGATAACAATGTAGCTATAGGTGTAGAATCATTAACTTCAAGCACAACAGGAAGCAGAAACATAGCTATAGGTGCTCATGTTTTAAGAGCTACTCAAACATCATCAGATGTTATAGGCATAGGTTACAAAACATTAGATCAAGTTTTAACTGGAAATACCTCAATAGATTTTGGTAATCGTGAATTTTTATTAGCAGCATCAAATGGTTCTTCTACTATTACAGCAACTATGCCAGATGGTTTAACTGCTGAAATGAAAAACCTTAAGGTAGGAGATGGATTTAGAATTACTGGTAATTTTCAAGGCAATATTGGTAAACCTACTCTTGGTGGAAACATTGATGCTATTGTTTTATGTGGTTCAAACACAACCTTTAGTAGTAAGACTCATACAATTACTTCTATTATAGGTGGAGATACAGGGAATCAATTTACATTTACAGCAACCGATGCAGGAGGTGCACCTGTTTTAGCTAATGCATCAGATACTGGAGATGGTGACGATGGCTCTGGATACACTTTAGAATCAACTCAATATAACAATATTGCCATAGGTAACTTTAATATGACTGCTGCAACATCAGCAGCTTTTAATACAGTTATAGGAAATAGAGCAGGAAGAAATATTACATCAGGTTTTTGGAATACCTTAATAGGTACTGGTGTTGGTGAGCAAATGACAAGCAAGCAACGTAATACTATGGTAGGTCAATATGCTGGTAATAAGATTGCTTCAAGCTTTAATACTATCCTCGGTCCTTTTAGTGCAATGAATCATACTGCTTCAATTGGACAAAATATAGCAATAGGTTCAGGTGCTTATGGAGGTATAACAGGGCAACTAAACATTAATTTAGGCGTAAGCAATATGTTGGTTGGTAATGATTTTTCTAGGAATATAACTATAGGTAATGCAGCTGGTTATAATTTAGGAGCAGATTCTACAGGCACAGGTGCTTTTAATTCAGACAATGTTTTAATTGGACATTTTTCTGGTGGTTTTCTATTAAATCAAGATGCTATACAAAATGTAGCTGTAGGCTTTCATGCTTTAAAAGGTAATGATACTTTAAATCATATAGCATCTCCTTTAGGTCCAGGATTTAATGTAAAAGAATGTGTAGCTATAGGTTGGGAAGCTATGGCAGAACCAACAGGAAGTGGCGGAAGCCAAGCTACTGCTGTAGGTTATAAAGCACTTAGAGTTAATAATGGCACGCTTAATACAGCTGTAGGCTGCGAAGCTGGATTAAGTAATACTACAGGACAATTTAATACTTATGTTGGTGCTATAGCAGGAAAACTCTCAAACACAACAGCTAATACTGCGGTAGGTTTTGGAGCTTTATCAGCTTCAAGTGGTGGTTCTGGAGAAAACACAGCTATAGGAGGTTTGACTGCTGGCAATTTAACAACAGGCTCATTTAATGTAGCTAATGGTGCATATTCTTTTTCTTCTAACCAAACAGGTGATAATAACGTATCTATAGGACACAGAGCACTTGCTTCACACTTAGGTAGTAATTGCGTTGCTGTTGGTAAAGATGCTAGTACAAATGTTACTACATCAGACAATACTATAGCTATTGGTTATAATGCCCAACCTTCAACAAATACAGTTGATAATGAAATTACACTAGGAGATGCAAATATAACTGCTCTCAGATGTAATGTTACAACCATAGCATCATTATCAGATAGAAGAGATAAGTCTAATATAGAAGATTTGCCAGTAGGTTTAGATTTTATTAATGCACTTAATCCTGTTAAGTTTGATTGGTCAAGAAGAGATGGTTCTATGCCAGGAGCTAAAGATATAGGATTTATAGCTCAAGACTTAGATAATGTACAAGATGAATTTAATATTGCAGATTATGCAAATTTAGTATTAAAAGAAAATCCTGATAAGCTAGAAGCTTCATATGGTAAATTAGTTCCTGTATTAGTAAAAGCTGTACAAGAACTTTCATCAGAAGTTGCAAGACTTAAGGAGTTATTATAATGGGACAAGTTATAAAAGCGATACCATCAATAGAAGAAAATACAAATAATGTAATGATTTGGGAATTATTTGCTTTATATTCTACAGCAGGTGCAACATCAGAATTTTATTTTATGTATGACTGCAAACAGAATAATAATCTTAAACCTTTAAGTGACTGGACAAAAACAGAAATTGAATCTTTGTTCCCTCAAGAAGTATTTGCTAATGCTTTTAATAATCAACTAAAACTTAAAGCAAGTAAGCAAAACGATATTGCACCAGATACGGAGTTTGATATCAATTCTCTATAATTATGCTATCATTAATATTTTAATTATAAGGAGAAATTATGTCTAAAGAAGCTAAACAACAACAGGAAATACCTGTAGATATTCAAAAAGAATATTTTGAAAAGCAATTAGAAGATTTAAAAAGTAAAGAAGAACAGCTTTACTTTCAACTAGACCAAGTACAAAGTGCTAAACTTGTATTTGCAAATAGATTGGACCAAATCGCTAAAGAAGAAAGTCCAATCGTAAAACCAGAGGAGTAATCTATGGAAATGTTATTTAACTTAATAGCGATAGTAACAGCTATCGTAACTGTAAGCTCAATAGTAGCTGCAATCACACCCACCCCAAAAGATGATGTGTGGATTGGTAAGCTCTATAAGCTTGTCGATGTATTAGCTATTAACATAGGTAAAGCAAAAGATAAATGACTATGGCTGCAACAGTAAAAGATACATTAGCTAAGATTGAAGCACATGAAAGAGAATGTGCTGCAAACTATAGAGCTATAGAAAGAAGATTAGAGGATGGCTCAAAACGATTTGATAAACTTGATAATCGTATTATGGCACTCTATCCTTTTATTGTTGCAACTATATTAGGTGCTGCTTACTTATTTAATTTACAGTAATGTCAAGATCAAAAAAACAATCAAGAGTCAATGAATCAGGAAACTACACAAAACCAGGATTAAGAAAACGAATATTTAATAGAATCAAAGCTGGTGGTAAGGGTGGTAGACCTGGACAATGGTCAGCTCGTAAAGCACAGATGCTTGCAAAAGCATACAAGAAGGCAGGTGGAGGCTATAAGTAATGGCTAAAACTGCTACACAAAAAAGTTTAGATAGATGGACTAAACAAAAATGGACAACAGCTAGTGGTAAAAAATCTTCTGAAACAGGAGAAGTTTACGCACCAAAAAAAACAATACAAAGATTAAAGTCCACAGCAAAAGGCAGAAGCAAACTAGCAAGAGCAAACAAAAAGAAAAGAGCTGCAACTAGAGCAGGTAAACAACATGCAAGACATGGTTTGCATAAAGGTAAGAAAAGATAATGTACGAGTATAAATGCACAGTAGATAGAGTTGTTGATGGTGATACCATTGATGTCGTTTTAGATTTAGGTTTTGATATTCTGCATAAATGTCGTGTACGTTTGTATGGAATAGATACACCAGAATGTAGAACTAGAGATTTAGATGAAAAAGCTAGAGGAAAAATGGCTGCTGGATTTGTACAATCTTCTGTAGAAGAAGGAGAACTTATACAAATAAGAACAAAACTTAAAGATTCCAGAGGTAAATATGGTAGAGTTCTAGGCGAACTTATAGTAGATGGAATTAATATTAACCAGTCAATGATAGATAAACATTACTGTGTTGCTTACTACGGACAGAATAAAGATGAAGTAGAGCATGAGCATATGATTAATAGAGGCAAACTTATTAAGGCAGGTTTATTTAATCCAGAGAGTATCTAATGGATTCAGTAGTTACTTTAATAAATGAGGTTGGCTTTCCAATAGCAGCTGCAATAGGTCTTGGTTTATTTATTTGGAAACTAATCAACAAAATTATTGATGGCATGGAAACAAAAGTAGATGTGCTTGATGAAAAAGTATCTGCACAAATAGCTCAAATAGAAGAACGTTTAGGACAAAAGTTAGATTCACAACATGGTATTTTAGTAGCTCTTATAGATAGAGTGCGTTCTGTTGATAATGAAATAATTAGACAGGATACTTTACTAAAGACTATACTTGGAGTACCACAACTAATGAATACAGATAGAATAGCAAAGGCAGATAGAGATGATCAAAGAAAAGATTAGGGTTTTTAGATTTAACATAGTATGTTTTCTCATAATTTTTTCATATACAGTTAGTTCAGATGAACTTTCATTTAAATTTAAAAGCCCTTCCTTTAGCGGAGTAGGAACATCAGCACACTACTTAACTATAGAAAATCAAGAATTTACTAGACGTGAAGCATTAGAAGCTGAAATACAAGCTTTAAAAGATGAGTTAGAAAGAGATGCTGAG